GAGCCCCTATTTACCCGGATCAACGTGAGGATTTTCCCATGGCTAGTGCTAAAAAAGAGGTTGCCGCCCCTGCTGGCGGTGCTGTATCGGTTGCGGAAGGTTATGAGGAGTTTGCGGGCTCGGGTTTTGAGAACCAGACCAGTGACGACTACTCCATTCCCTTCCTCCAGATTCTCCAGGCGATCTCCCCGCAGGTCATGGAGAACGATTCCCTGAAACAGGGAATGGTGTTCAATACGGTCACCGGGGAGGCCTTTGACGGGAAAGCGGGGGTGGTCTTTATCCCGGCCAGTACTCAGCACCTGTATGTTGAGTGGAAGCCCCGGGACGCGGGAGGCGGTTTTGTCGGCACCCATGCGGTTGATAGTCCTATCGTCACCGCCGCCAAGTCGGCCTCCACCGACTTCGGGCAGTACACGACCCCGGAAGGTAACGACCTGATTGAGACGTTCTATGTGTACGGGATCATGGTTGCCCCGGACGGAACCCCGTCAGAGGCCGTGATCGCCTTCACCTCCACGAAGATCAAGAAGTACAAGGGCTGGATGACCAAGGCGAAGACCATTCAGCTGCAGCTGAAAGACGGCCGCAGGATTCCCGCCCCGCTCTTCGCCCACCGTTATCGCCTGAAGACGATCAACGAAAAGAACAACAAGGGTACTTTTGCCAACTGGGACGCGATCGCCTTTGACGGGGAGAGCGCCGTTGCTGCCCGACTGTCGCCAACCGATCCGTTATTCCAGGCGGCCGTTGGTATCAAAAACCTGCTTGACTCCGGTAAGGCCCGTGCGGCCTACGAAAGTCAGGGAGCCGCCCCGGTGAGTGACGGGGACGGTGCGCCCTACTAGCCTTCAACCAGGCCCCGCAAGGGGCCTTCTCACCGGAGAACGATCATGTGGTCAAACGATCAGCGTAATGCGCTGGATAGGGTAGGCCGTTGGCTAAAAAGTAAGGAAGCCCCCTTCTTCCGCCTCGGGGGTTGGGCCGGAACCGGCAAAACCACGTTGGCAAAACATATAGCAGAGGCCGCCGGAGGCCGGGTGTACTTCGCCGCATACACCGGGAAAGCCGCCCTGGTTCTACTCCAGGCCGGTTGCGTCAACGTGTCCACGATACACAAGCTGATTTATAGCCCGAAAGAGAAGTCACAGCAGCGGTTGAAGGCCCTGGAGGCTGACCGGGCGAAGCTGTTGACGCGATCCCCGCCGCCCCGCGAAGAGGTTGAGCGGGTTGACCGGGCGATTCAGGCAGAGCGCCAGAACCTCTCCCGGCCCTCCTTCCAGCTGAACACGGAATCCCCGCTGAAGGGGGCTTCCCTTCTTATCGTGGATGAGTATTCGATGATTGACCAGCAGATGGGGGAAGACCTTCTGAGCTTCGGTTGCCCGGTACTCGCATTGGGCGACCCCGGCCAGCTCCCTCCGGTATCGGGGAAGCCGTTTTTCACCGGCCCGCCGGAGGTGATGCTGACAGAGATACACCGGCAGGCGAAGGACAACCCGATAATCTGGATGAGCCGGGAGATACGGGAAGGCCGGGAGCTGAAGCCCGGGCGTTACGGGGAGAGCCTTGTGGTGGGCCGTTCCGATATTCCCCGGGAGGAGCTGCAGAAGAGGGCCCTGGGGGCCGATCAGCAGTTGGTCGGGAGGAACGCAACGCGGGGGGCGGTAAATCGCCGCACGCGGGAGTTGTTGGGCCGCAAGTCGGTCTTCCCGGAAAAGGGGGACAAGCTGGTGTGCCTACGGAACAACCATGACCTCGGGATACTGAACGGGCAGCTATGGGCCGCCCGGGAGGCCGCAGTGGAGGATGGGTGCGGAAAGTTGTGTCTGAGACTGGAGGGGGTTGACGGGGCCCGGATAGAGGTGCTGGCTCATTCGGACTATTTCCGGGGAGGGCAGCCGGACTACTGGGGGAAGAAGGATGCGGAAGAGTTTGACTATGGCTATGCCTTGACGGTTCACAAGTCTCAGGGCTCCCAGTGGAGAGACGTTCTGTTGTTCGATGAGTGGAGGCGGGCCGACCGGAAGGAGTGGTTGTATACCGCCGTCACGAGGGCTTCGGAAAAAATCTCGATTATTTTGATGTGAGGGGGTTTACTTTTCTGGGGAGGGATAACTATACTTCTCCCGTAGTAAACAAACCACAGAAATGGAGAAACGAAAGATGAGTTCAGAAAAGACGGTCATTCAAGAAGTTGCCCGGATCGCTACGCAAAAAACCCGCCCGAGTAGGGCGGCCGCCTTCAAAGCTCTTACTGACCTGCTGGAGGCCCAGGAGGAGCTCAAAGACCCGCACGACTGGGCCGCCCTGTACGCTTTCTTCCTCCCGGCCGTAGAGACCACACACACCCCGCTCCAATGCCTTGCCCGCCTCCTGGGCCCTTGTAAGGCAAAGCCCTGGCGGGAACTCTTCTGCGTGGAGAACGGGGTTGCCTATGCCGTGGAGCCCGGGGGCGGGTTGATGATCGCCATACACGGGATGGGACTGGTTGACGGGTACTATGACCGGGCGGGTATCCGTATCTCCCCCACCTTCTTTACCCGCAACCACGGGGGGGATTGCGAACGGGTGCTGACTGAGTGGCTGGCGAAGCCCCGGAGGCCGGAACCGATTACGGGTTGGGAAGTGTTCCGCCAAGACTCGGGGGCGCTCCTCTACCGGGCCGGGGAGCAGTACTTTCAAAAAACCCTGGCAGACAGTCTCCCGGAAGGGGCTGAGGTCTTTTTGGTGGACGGGGAGAACGCTGCGGTGTTTACCGCCGTGGTGGAGGGACTCCGGGTTGAGGGGATTTTGATGGGGTGTCGGGTATGAAGGAGGTCGTGTGTGTCGGGGATACCCCGGTGGGCTTCGTTACCCGGGATGAGGACGGTTTTTGGCGGGCTGTTGTCCAGATTCGCCCGGAGCTTGTGTTGTGGGGACAGCACCGGGAAGCGCAGGTATTCCCGGCCAGGAAGAGGCCAGCGGCCTTCCAGTGGGTTCAGGAGACGGCCCGCCGGAAGATCGCTACCGCGAACGCCGCCCGGATAGACTTCCTGGCCTGGAACGATACCCCCGGCCGTAGCCCGGTGTTGACTACTCTTCGCCTGGAGTACCCGTGCGGGGAGGGCGACCTGACGGCCTGGGTCTACTGGAGGAAAAAGTTGTTTTTCTTGGGGGAGGTTCGCTGGTGGTGGTTACTTACCCGCTGCCCCGGAAGAAAGCTGTATGACGTTCGCTATAAAGGGGCCCCGCTGGTTTTTCACGACTTCTCCCGGACGTGGGTTCATTCTATCGACAACAAGGTGTTCTGTTATGACGAAGCAGTGTATTGAAGTATTCGGGCGGGAGTTGATCACCTCGGGAGACCTTGACCCGATTTACATAGCCCTTACCCGCCAGGGGCTGCCAGAGTCTCAGCTATGCCGGTGGCTATTGGCCTATTGGTGTTACTATGACGCCGGGGTGGCCTGCTGGATGTCCGAAAAGGAGGGCCAGGAGTACTGGGAGTGGATGATGAAGGCGGCCGTGAATGAAGAGGCAACGCCCTTCGGAACCCGCTGGAGCCGGGGGCATGAGCGCCGCCATTTCCGGGCGAAGATTGCCGTGGATTCCGTCACGGCACTTCTGGATCGGTATCCGTGTTATCCGGAGGATATGGCCCGGTATTGCGCCGGGAGCGGGGGGTGGGGGGAGGATTTCCGGGAAGTGTCGAAACGGGCCCAGGAGCACCGGGGGTTCGGCCCCTGGATGGGCTTCAAGATCGCTGACATGGTGGATCGGGTACTCGGGCGGCCGGTGAGTTTCGACAACGCCGCCGTGTTTATGTTCAAAGACCCGGAGAAGGCCGCCATGATGCTGTGGGAGGAGTGGGGGAGAGATGCGCTACAGCACAGGTACAGCAAGGGGGTTTCTGAGTTTGCGACCGACCGGGAAACCGTCCTGAACACAGTAGCGGCCTACCTGATCAAGGAGTTTTCTGACCTGAAGGCCCCGCCCTTCGGGGATCGCCCGATAAATATCCAGGAGGTAGAGACCGTGCTATGTAAGTGGAAAAGTCACATGAACGGGCACTACCCGCCCGGAAACGACATCAGGGAGATACGGAAGGGAGTGGCCCCGTGGCTTCCCTTCTGCCCCACCGCAAACACTTTTTTGGAGAATATGCCGTGAAGAAAGAATGGGTGAAGAAAGACCTCTGGCACCGCCGGGGGCACAACTACCTCGTGGAGGTTTCCCGCCATACGGTTCCGGAAGACCAAGACCGGGGCCCGAACCGCTGGTGCGTGTACGTGTACATCTACGCGGGGCACCCCGATTACCGCATCACGCGGGGAGGTGCCGGGGAGTATCTACCCCTTCATGGCGGGGTGTCGTATTATCGACAACACGAGACCAGCCTTCAGATTGGGGCCGATTATGACCACCTTCATGACGGAGGGTATTCCTACTGTGCGGAAGCTGAAGAGGCCCGCCAGGTGTTCCAGGACGCTGACCGACTTTTTGACGTTATGGAGGAGCGCAACCATGCTACCCTACGGGCCGGTTGAGCACTACTTTATCCAGGGGAACCCGATCCTGGTGAAGCGGGAAGACCTTTGTTGTCCCCCGCCGGGGCCCTCCTTCAGTAAAATGCGTGGAGTGCTGCCCCATATCGCCGCCCGACCGGAAGAGGTTATTGGGGTGCTGGATACCTACCACTCGAAAGCCGGTTGGGCGGTAGCCTGGACGTGTTCCCAACTCGGGAAGCTGTGCGTCAACTTCTGGCCCCGGTACAAAGCAGACCCCCCGGGCCTCCCCCGTTTTCAGCAGCAGAGGGCGGAAGCGATTGGCGCAGATTTGATCGCCCTACCCGCCGGGAGATCGGCTATACTGTACCACCAAGCGAAGAAGGAGTTGGCCGCCCGCTACCCGGGGGCCTATATGATGCCCAATGCGTTGAAGCTGCCGGAGTCAGTAGCGGAAAACGCGGAAGAGGTCTTGCGCACAGACCTTCCGCCCGCAGGCACGATAGTGATCTCCATCAGCTCAGGAACCGTGGCGGCCGGGGTTATCCGGGGGCTGGCTGCGAAGGGGTTGTTGCCCGCCTACCGGATAGTGCTGCATATGGGGTACTCCCGGAGCCGGGAGGCCGTTATTGCCTACATTGAGCAGACCTCCGGGGTGTCTTTTTCGGATTGCGCGGGGGTTGACTTGATTGACGAGGGGTATGGGTATGCCGACAAGGCCCCCCGTTGGGCCAACCCTCCCTTCCCGTGCAACCAGTATTACGACCGGAAGGCCTGGGCCTGGCTAGAGTTAAACCACAAAGACCTCCCGGGGCCGATAGTTTTTTGGAACATAGGGGACTGAGCAGATGAAACACACTGAATGGTTACAAGACGAAACGGGCGAAGCCGCCCAAGAGGCCTACCGCTACTTCATGCGGCCCGACCCCTCCCAACGGGAGTTTCTGGGCCCTATTGAGGAGGAGCACGACCCGTTGACTGGGAAGACGGCCCGCTTCCGAATGGCGAAGGTTGGTATGGTGCGGAACGCCCCGGAAGATTCGATGAAGGAAGTGAAGGTGTATCTGGGCTTTGACGGGGTGACTTACCTCCCGCACCTGCGGATTCCGAACGCAAAGCCCCTCCAGGGTTGGTACCAGGACAAGCACAACGACAAACGGGGCTCCCGGCCCCGGCCCTGCTTCACGGAAGCGATCCTGACTGAACCCTATGGGGGATATTGTACGGTTGGCTGCGCCTTCTGCTACGTCAATTCGGGTTTCCGGGGGTATCGGGGCACCGGCCTTGTGTCGGTTCCCGTTCACTACGGGGATCAGGTAAGGAAGCTGCTGTCCAAGACACACACCAGCGCCGCCGGGTATTTCAGCAGCTTCACTGACCCCTTCCTCCCCCTGGAGGAAATCTACCACAACACGGAAGAAGGGGCCCGGGCCTTCACAGACGTGGGGTTGCCGATATTCTTCCTCTCCCGCCTTTCCTACCCGGGTTGGGCGTTTGACCTTCTGAAGAAGAACCCGTACAGCTACGCCCAGAAATCACTCAACACCGGGAACGATGACCGCTGGCAGAAGTTGAGCCCCGGGGCGATCCCGCTGGAGGAGCATCTCGAGGAAATCCGGGCGCTACGGGCCGCCGGTATTTATACGTCCATCCAGGTAAACCCGGTGGTGCCTGGTATCATTCCGCATGACGATATTCGGCTGTTATTCGATAAGCTGCAAGCGGTAGGGAATAACCACGTCATTGTGAAGTTTGTGGAGGCCGGATACTCCTGGGCGGGTGTTATGGTAGAGCGGCTGGAAAAGAGGTTCGGGCCGGGTCTGGCCAAACAGTTTTCCGATCTGTTCACAGAGAACCAGGCCGGGGCCCAGCGCACGATTCAGGAGGAGTACCGCCGGGAGGCGCACCTACTCTACCGGAAGTGGGCCACCGAACGCGGCATGACCTACTCTACCTGCTATGAGTACCGCCGGGAGGGTTCCGGCTGGGTGAGTATGGGCCGGGAGCTGACTACCGCCGCCCAGTGCCACGGGCAGAGGGTTCCTATGTTCCGCCGGGAGAGCCTTCAGGAGTTGTTCCAGGAGGTTCCCGAGTGCCCGCCGTCCGGTTGTATGTACTGTGAGGACGATAATGACGGGAAGCCCCGGTGCGGGGACACGAAGATGGGCGCCGCCCGGGCCTTGCGGGCCCCGGATTACCGTCACATAATCGCCACCGATAAAAAAGAATAAAAAAGGGGTTTACTTTTCGGGGGGAAGGTTACTATACTTTCCCCGTAGTTAATCAAAAACAGAAATGGAGAAAAACACATGTACCTTACCGCCGAAGACCTCAGCCAGTTTTATACCGCCACCGCCAACTGTTCCGTCCGTTCCGGGAAGCCTCCGGAAGGGGCCGGGAACCTTTTGGGAGAGTTGACCGAGTCTTTCTCTGCTCAAGAGGGGATTCACGTCCCCGACCTCTACGCCGCTGAGTTTCAAGCAATGGCTTCCGTCACCGGGGCGACCCTTCTGGACGGCCAGGCCTCGTTGATCTATCAGTACACCAAGGGCCGCTCTGTGACCGGGCTCCCTGTGTACGATTCTTTTGTTGCCCTTACCGCCTCCGGAGGTATTTCCCTGTGACCAGATTCATCAACGTGCGGGGCTGTAACGGTTCCGGCAAAACAACCCTCCTTCGCCAACTGGGGAAGGAGGCCACCCACGTCACGCAGGTCACGGTTCCTGACCACCGGCCGATCCCGATCACTATCGGCCCGGGCTGGGCGATAGTGGGAGATTACACAGAAGCGGCTGCGGGCTGTACTACCGCCGGGCTGGATCGGATAAAGACACAGGCCGCCGCGAAAGCGGCCGCAGAGGAGGCCGCGAAGCTGCCGGGGGTCAATACCGTGCTGTTTGAAGGAGTCGTTGTGTCTACAATATACGGCCCTTGGAAAGAGTGGTCAGACCGCAACGGCGGTATGATCTGGGCCTTCCTGGATACCCCGCTGGAGGTTTGCCTTCAGCGGATTCAGGCCCGGAACGGGGGAAAGCCGATCAAGGAAGACCAGGTGGCCGACAAGCACCGCACGATTTCCCGTGTCCGGGATAAGGCCCTGGCCGACCATCAGGCCGTTTTATCCCTTCCCTACCTTGCCGCGCTGGAGGCGCTGAAGTCTTATGTCTGACCTGAAGAAGTTTATGGCGGATCGCCACGCGATCTACCAACTACGGGAGACCGGAGCCGCATGGCCCTGGACAAACGATCCGATTCTGCGTGACAACCGATTCTGTAATATCTTCCGGGAGCTGGACACCGTGACGATATGGGTGAGGAAAAATATCCGGGAGCCCTTCGCCGATCACCCACACCTCTGGTTCATGCTGGCGATCGCCCGCTATATCAACTGGCCGGAGACGTTGGAGACTCTTATGGCCGCCCCCGGGGCCTGGCCGTCGCACAACGACTTCTCCCCGGAGAATATGACCGCCGTGCTGGAGGCCCGCGCCTCCTTCGGGGAGAAGGTCTATACCGGGGCCTACATGATCCGGGCGGAGTCCAACGAAAAGGCTGAGTGGTACTCCTGGACGAAACACAGATACATTGCCGAGATAGTCCTGGGCCGCCTTTGGGAAGATCGGGAGAAGTGGGAGACCCTCCCATGGCCCTCCCTTGAGCTGGTTTGGGAGCGGTTCCAGAACAAGCGGTACATTGGTTGGGGGCCGTTTATGGCCTATGAGGTCGTGACCGACCTTCGCCACACCCGCTACCTCCGGAACGCCCCGGACATCTACACCTGGGCAAACGCCGGGCCCGGAGCCCTTCGCGGTCTGAACCGGGTTCACGGCCGGTGCGTGACGGCCCCGCTTCGGAAGGAACAGGCCACCGCTGAGATGAAAGACCTCATGGAGCGCCTAAACTGCGTGGAGACCGGCGACACTTATTTCAATAAGGTCTTCGGAACTCGGGCCCTCCGGTTCGAGATGCGGGACATTGAGCACACTCTTTGCGAGTATGACAAGTATGTCCGGGTGATGTCCGGAGATGGCAAAATGCGGTCGAAATATCGCCCGGAGGGACTTGTATGAGGCTGACCAAAGAGCTCCGGAACGAAATCGCCCGGGCCGCTATGGCCGCCCGGTTCGACGGGAGGGAGGAGGAGTTGTCCTATCGTCGCCGGGAGTTTGCTAGTAAGGTCTATCACCACATCTTCAGCAAGCGGGAGATTGATCTGATGTACTCCCTTCCCGAGGGATGGTTGCCGGAGACGGACAACCTCCGGATACGCCCAGAGCCCGGGCTACCCGTAACCACGATCGTTTTGGATAGTCGGGTTCGGGTTCCGTTTTCCCGGTCGGTCGGCTCTTCTCCGTTGGGGGATGGCGACCTACAGAAAGAACGCCGGGATATTCGCCGATTGGAGAAAGAGCTGGACAGAGACCGCCGGGAGTACCTGAGCGCCCTGGAGACCGCCCTGGCCGGGTTTTCTACCACCTCCAAGCTGCAGAAGGCCTGGCCCGAGGTAGCAGCTATCTGGGTGAGTTATTTAGCATCAACCGTAACCAAAGTGAGGTCACCGTGATCATAATTAACGCAAGAAACGTACAACAAGCCCTCCCGGAGGCCTTGTACCAGTTGAACCGGATCGGGTTGCGCCGGGACTCCCGGAACGGCCCGGTGATCATGTTCCCGGAGCCCGTCACGACCGTTTACGACCGCCCGCAGGAGCGGGTTCTGTTCTGGGCCCAACGGGACGCCAATCCCTTCTTCCACCTCATGGAGTCTCTCTGGATGCTCGCCGGGCGGAACGATGTGGAGTGGATCGCCCGCTATCTCCCGAGCATGGCCCAGTACTCAGATGACGGGAAGACGTTTCACGGGGCCTACGGATACCGCTGGCGCAGGGCTTTCGGGGAGCAGCTGGATAAGATCGCGGGGGCCCTGGCCCATAACAGGGATGACCGCCGCCAGGTACTGTCGATGTGGGACGCCAACATAGACCTCGGGAGAACGGGAAAAGACATTCCCTGTAATCTGCAGGTGATCTTCCAGATCACCCCGGGCGGGGACTTGGATATGATGGTGACCAACCGCTCCAACGACCTTGTTTGGGGGGCCTATGGCGCGAACGCGGTACACTTCAGCTACCTCCACGAATACATGGCCCTCCGGATCGGGAGGCCGGTGGGAAAATACCGCCAGGTTTCCGCGAACCTCCATGTGTACGCGGATATTTGGGACAAGATGCGGCCCCTTGCTGAAATGGCGGCCGATCCGGTCACCGGGAGCCGACCCGTTGACCCGTATGAGGCCGGGGAGGTCTCCCCCTTCCCGCTTATGTCCCGCCCGAACCGGGATTGGCAGTTGGATCTTTCTGTGTTTATGGATAATCCGGACGCGATCGGATTTCAAGACCCGTTTTTCAGGAAGGTTGCGGGCCCTATGGCCCGAGCCCACCGGTTGTATAAGGACAACCGGCTGGAAGAGGCGCTGGAGGTGTTGGAGACCGTCGGGGCTTCTGACTGGAGGCTGGCCGGGAAGAAGTGGATCAAACTCCGGCTGGCCAAGCGCCGCCGGGCTGCTGATGACGGGGTGAACTATGAGGAGTAGTCGGGACACGCAAATCAAGGCGGTCTTGGAGGCCGGGGAGGTTCGCCGGTGTCACGTAGTACCCCACAGCACGCCGTATACTGTGGCCGCCCACAGCTACGGGGCGCTGTCCCTTCTCCTCCTTCTTCACCCCGATCCTTCCCCGGCCCTCATCCGGGCGGTGTTGTGGCACGATGTCGGGGAGCGGTGGCTGGGTGACCTTCCTTCCCCCGCCAAATGGGTGTTCCCGGAGCTGGGGGCGGTGTATGAGGCCGCTGAAGAGGAGGTGCTGCGAAAGCTAGGCCTGTTTTCGGAACTAACGGAAGAGGAGCGGCTGTGGCTTTCGGCCGTGGATACCCTTGAGTTGTGGTTCTGGGCCCGGAATAACGGGTCAGAGGTTATCCGGACAGCTTGCGAACGATCCCTGCTGAACCGCCGACAAAACCACACCCTACCCGTCCCGGTGGTTGAGTTTTATCAACGCAACTGGGATAAAAAAGACCGATTGAGTGACTTTTTTGGAGACGTAATATGACCCGAGCGAACGAAACCCAGGTGGGGGGAGCCCACTACAAGGCCCGGATACAACACTGGGATTTTGTCCTTCATAACGGTTTGGGCTACCTGGAAGGGTGCGCAACCAAGTATATTTCCCGGAGCCGGAAGAAGCACGAAAGCCCCGCCCAAGACCTCCGGAAGGCGGTACACTACCTTCAGAAGCTGGAAGAGGCCTTCCGGGCGGGAACCGTGAAGCCGCGCACAAACCCTCTTCGTGGGCTTCCTCTCCCGGTATCCGGTTTTGCGAAGGAAAACGGGTTGACGGATCAGGAGCGCCTGGCGGTGGAGCTGGTCACCTTCTGGGAGACGGAACAAGACCTGCAGAAAGTCGTTCTATTACTTGAGACGATGATTGATGAGACCCCAGCCCCTATTTCACACAGCTGAGTCCAGCTGGGCTCCTCCGGAGCTGGCCCGCCTCCCGTTATGGGAGGGAGCCCGCCGGATCGCTATTGACTGCGAGACCCGAGACCCGGGGTTGACTACCCTCGGGCCGGGCGTGGGAAGGAGGGCGAACAGCTACGTCACGGGGGTGAGTTTCGCCATCGAAGACGGCCCGGCCTTTTACCTCCCGGTGCGGCATGACGGGGGGGATAACCTCCCGGTTGATGGGGTTTTCCGCTACCTCCGGGAACAGGCCGCCGCCTTTACCGGGGATGTTGCCGGTGCGAATCTATCCTATGACCTGGACTGCCTTGCGGGGGAGGGGGTTCTGTTCCCTCGGGCCCGCTTCTTCCGGGACGTGATGGTGGCTGATCCGCTTATCTGTGAGTTGAACGATTCCTACTCTCTCCAGTCTATCGCGGGCCGGTGGGGGTTTGAGGGAAAGGATGAGACGATTCTGCGGGCCGCCGCCGCTGACTACCGGATAGACCCGAAGAAAGACATGTGGTTACTCCCTGCCCGTTACGTGGGCGGGTATGCGGAACAGGATGCCCGGTTGCCTCTGGAGATACTCCGGAAACAGGAACGGGAGATTGATGCTCAGGGGCTCTGGAAGGTGTATGACCTGGAATCCCGGCTGGTTCCGATCCTGTCTGGGCTTCGCCGCCGGGGGGTGTTGATCGACACGGCCCACCTCCTTCGGGTAGGTGACTGGGCGAAGGAACAGGAGGCCCTTCAACTTCAGGAAGTCTTCCGCCTCACCGGCCAGCGGATCGCTGTCGGGGACGTTTGGAAGGCGGAAGTGCTGGCCCCGGTTCTCCGGTCTATCGGGGTAGACCTGAAGACTACCGCTACCGGAAAGCCCAATATTGATAAGGTTCTCCTGGCCTCCTTAAAAGACCCGGTGGCCCGGGCTCTGGAACAGGCCCGGAAAGTGAACAAGCTGCGCACTACCTTCGCCGCTTCTATCTGGGATCGAATGACCGACCGGAACCGGATTCATTGCACCTTCAACCAGCTGCGCAAGCAGAAGGATGACGAAAATCAGGGAACGGGAGGGGCGGCCTACGGGAGACTGTCCAGCGAACAACCGAACCTCCAACAGCAACCCTCCCGGGATGAGTTTGCCTCTATGTGGCGGGCGATCTACCTGCCGGAGCCCGGCCAGCAGTGGGCCTCTTGCGACTACTCTCAGCAGGAGCCCCGGATGACGGTTCACTATGCCTGCCTTTCCCGGCCCCAGATCGGGGAGACCGCCTGGGCGGCCGCTATCGCCGCCCGTGATAAATACCGGGATGACCCGTCAACTGACAACCACCAGATGATGGCCGACATGGCGAAGATAAAGCGCAAGGCCGCCAAGGAGATTTTCCTGGGCCTCTGCTACGGGATGGGCGGGGCGAAGATGTGCGAAAAAATCGGCCTGCCGACCCGCCGGGTTGTCCGGGGCCCCCGTGGGAGGATGGTGCCGGTGGATACGGCCGAAGGTCAGGCCCTTTGGGATAAGGGGGCGAAGATGTTTGACGCGGCCGGGCCCGAGGGGCAGGCCCTCCTCAATGCGTTTGACGAGAAAGTGCCGTTTGTAAAAGCCCTGGCACGGGCGGCCGAAGGCCGGGCGAAGTCGGTGGGCTTTATCACCACCCTGAGTGGCCGCCGGTGTAGGTTCCCCCGGAAGCCGGACGGGGACTATGACTGGACACACAAGGCCCTGAACCGGCTTATTCAGGGAGCTTCTGCTGACCAGACAAAGATGGCTATGGTTGCGACCGCCGCCGCCGGGCTGGATACGATTATCCAGGTTCATGATGAGATTGCTTTTTCGGTATCGGGCCCGGAAGAGGCGGAAGCCGCCGCAGAGATAATGAGGAGTTGTACCCCGCTGGAGCTTCCCAGTAAGGTAGATGTTGAGATCGGGAAGAGCTGGGGGCACTCTATGGGGTACAACGATGAAGGCGTGTGACCGTTTCGCTGGGCGGATTTCCGAAAAGACGGGCCGGGGGTTTGTACTCACCTCGGGAAACCTGGTATTCAGCGGCCCGGTACTCGGGGACGTGTTGGATGAGGTTCGCCCGGACTCCTCCCTCTTCGCCGGGTATCCTCTCACGGAACCGGAGTTGATCCTGGCCCGCCTCCACGGGGTCTCCCGTGTCCGGGTGAAGCGGTTCCGAACGGTTCCCCTTGGGAGTGTCTACACCTATCTGGAGGCCGCGAAAACCGCCCGCCTGCTTGGTATGGAGTATGAGTATGTCTGAAGACAGTATGTGGGATGCGATCCGCCCGGTATTATCCTCCCTTGATCCCGTTCGGGTAGAGAATCCGGTGGGGCCGGGTACGCCGGACGTGAACTATACGGGAGGTTGGATTGAGCTGAAGTTTGCGGATAGGTGGCCCCCTCGGGGCGGCCCCCTCCGGCTAGAGCACTACACGAAGCAGCAGAGAGTCTGGCACCAGAAGCGCCGCCGGGCGGGGGGCCGGGTATTTGTTCTGCTGAAGGTTGACGTGGAGTGGTTGTTGATTGACGGGGTAAAAGCCGCCATCACCCTCGGGGACGCTACCCGGGAGGAGTTGTACCAGATTTGTACTTGTCGCTGGAAAAGATTACCCAAAACAGAGGAGATTTGCCCGTGGTTATTAAGCTGACGAAAGGGGAAAGATTGGTTATTTGGAGGCGCAGGCTGCGCTACAAACAGAAGGAGGCGGCCGCCTATTTCGCCGTGACGGTGGACACCTATGCCGATTGGGAGAAAGGCCGCCGGGAAGATGTCCCCGTTATCCGGCTGGAGCCCCGGCCGTTTGAACTGTGCTATGTGTTGCGCCGCCGTGCGCGAATGACTCAAAAGGCCCTGGCCGCTCAGTTAGGTATGACGCGGCTCTGGGTCATAAAGATGGAGGAAGGTTCCGCGCCGGTAGAACGTCTGCGCGCATATTGGAGGTTCTGACATGGCGGTCAAAAAACTACCCGGCATGCCGCCGTTTGATACGCGGGAGGCGGTGACCTTCCTTCGCCAATGGGCTCCCGAAGGCCCCTGGGCACTCACCTCCATCATTCCGGACGGGGTGACAGAGACCGTCACCTTTTCCCCAGAGAAATGGTGGGAGGCCTCTGAGTGGATAGAAAAATATCAGGGCCGCCGCAACCTCTATTTCCATGTGAATCCGGTTCGCCGCCCGATAAATAGCAAGGCCGGCAAGGAAGACATAGCCCGAATGAGCTGGCTCCATATTGATATCGACCCCCGGCCCGGGGAGGCGATTGAGGAGGAGAGGGCCCGTGCGCTGGCGCTACTTCAGAACTACGACCCGGCCCCCACGGTCATCGTGGACTCCGGGGGAGGGTTCCAGGGGTTCTGGAAGCTGGAGCCCTCTGAGCGCCTCCGGATAGACGGGAGCGTGGCGAAGGCCGCAGAGCTGGAGGCCTATAACATCCAGCTGGAAAAGATATTCGGGGGCGACCACTGCCACAATATCGACCGGATAATGCGCCTCCCGGGAACCGTGAACCTGCCCACGAAGAAGAAAAAAGCGAAGGGTCGCACACCTACTTCCACGCAGGTTGTTCGCTGGCTGGAAGGGGCGGAATACCCCCTGGAGCGGTTTGTCGCCGCCGTCCGGGTACAGTCTACGGACACCGGGACGCTATCGGGCGGGCGGCCGAAGGTCGTGATCACCGGGAACGTGGCGGATGTTGGGGTGGAAGACCTCCGGGATTGGGCGGCCAAGAACAACACCGCGCTGAAGGATCACACGTTGGCGCTTATCGCCTCCGGGGCCGATCCGGTAGACCCCACCCGGTACTCCTCCCGGAGTGAAGCCCTGTTCCGTGTGTGCTGCGACCTTGTCCGGGCGGGGGTTCCTGATGAGATGGTTTTCGCGGCGATCACCGGCTCCAACGAGATCGCAGTGAGTGTCCGGGAGAAGCCCAACTGGGAGAGCTACGCCCTTCGGCAAATAGAGCGGGCGAAGGAGGAGGCGATTGACCCAACCCTCCGGGAGCTAAACGAAAAGCATGCGGTCATAGCGGATATTGGCGGGAAATGCCGCATCATCAGCGAGGTATTCGATGCCGCAATGAAGCGGTATAAGATCAGCAAGCAGTCTTTCGAGGATTTCAAAAACCGCTACCGCAACCGGAAGGTAGTGATTGGGCGGAACGAAGCCGGAGCCCCGATTGAGCAGGCGGCCGGAACTTTCTGGATCAACCACCCAATGCGCCGCCAGTATGAGACCATCGTTTTTGCCCCCGGCCAGGAGATCGACAGCGCCTATAACCTCTGGCGGGGGTTCGCTTGCGACTCCCTCCCGGGGGAAGGGCACCGCCCCTTCCTGGAGCACCTCCGGGACAACCTCTGTGCCGGAAACGAAGCCCACTACAACTACCTGATCGGCTGGATGGCCCGGGCGGTTCAGTGCCCGGACGGGCCGGGAGAAGTGGCCCTGGTTCTCCGGGGCCCGAGGGGTACGGGGAAATCTTTTTTTGCGAAGGAGTTTGGGGGCCTCTTCGGTCGCCACTTTCTGCAGGTATCCGACTCCAAGCACCTTGTCGGCTCCTTCAACGCCCACCTCCGGGACACCGTGGTGTTATTCGGTGATGAGGCCTTCTTTGCGGGCGACAAGAAACACGAATCAGTGTTGAAGACTTTGGTCACTGAGGAGCATATCGTCATCGAGGGGAAGGGGGTTGACGCGGAAGCGGCCCCGAACTATACCCACCTCATCCTGGCCTCCAACGATGACTGGGTGATTCCGGCCGGGCTGGATGAGCGCCGGTTTTTCGTTCTGGATGTGGGAGCGGCCCGAAAGCAAGATCATGGCTACTTCCGGGCGATCCGGGCAGCCCTGGAGGGAGGCGGGCGGGAAAACCTCCTTCACTACCTCCTCACCTATTCGCTGGCCGACTTTGAGGTGCGGGTTGTACCAAACACCCTGGCCCTCCAGGAGCAGAAGATATTCTCAATGAGCCCGGAGACAACCTGGTTTTTCGAGAAACTGGTGGACGGGCGGATACTGAAGCGCCACGGAAAGTGGGAAGGCCGGGCAGCTAAGGATGAGCTGTATGACGACTATATCCACGACCTCCGGGATCAGGGGCGCAACTTCCGGCTTTCCCGCACCTCCCTCGGGCGGTTTATCCATAAGGCCCTCCCCGACCACTGGCCGGTGATCAAGCAGGAGACGGTGGAGATGCCCTTCACCAACGAGATCGGGATGGAAGTTATGGTGAAGCGCCGGGGGTATGTGTACTATTTCCCCCCGCTGGCGGAAATACGGGCCCACTGGGATCGGGAGTTTGGGGGCCCATTCGATTGGTCGGCCCTTCCGGAGCCGGAACAAACGGCCTTCTGAGAATACTTTACTTTTCCGGAGGGCCAGGACTATACTTATCAGAACCGAACGATTCATCATTGGACAGGAGCTGACGCACTATGAACTTCAAGAAGCATACCGGGAGATTATGGGGCGGCCGCTCCCGCCGGGGAGCAATCCCGCGCAGGCGGCCCGTTATCTTGCCGGGAATCATCGTTTGCGCTTTGATTTTATCGTCAATCGCCTTCGTGGATACGGTTTTGAGAATCCCGGACGTTGAGTTCAGCCACACCACCGGGAAGTGCGTGGCCGTTTACTACCCGGACGGGAGCGAAGGAAGTTGCGCCGCCCTTCCGAAAAAATATCATCACTGGTGGGTAAAATGAAGTGGTTTGTTGCGTTTGAGGTGGTACGGGCCGCCGGTGTCGGGCAGGTAGCCCCGCCCCCGGTAGTTGTTGAGCCGAAGCCGTTGGCGGCCTATGTCTGGGAGTGCCGACCCGATCCCAGCAAGCCGCTGTTCCAGGCGACTATTTGCGTGAGGAGGGAAAAATGAACCGAACGATTGACCAGAAGATTGAGAGACTGCTCCAGATAAAGGAGGAGCTGGCCGCCCTCGGGGAGGAGCGCCGGGCCCTGGTCACGACCCTCCCGCCCGGAAGGAGCGAAGGAACGGCCCTGGCCGTGGTTGTACGGCTCGGGGGTAGAGTGAAGAAGCCTTCTGTGCGTCTACTACGGGCCCGTGTCGGGGATCGGATTATGGATGAGTGTTCTGTTTGGGCGAATACCGGGCCCGTTGTCCGGATAGTTCCGAAGAGAAAGCCCCGGAAGAGGAAGGCCCTGTGACCGCCCCCGAGCTGTACCGAGAGCTGCTGGTTGACGACCCGGAGAGAAACCCCGAGTGGCGGGCCGCCCGCTGGTATGACTTCCTTTGGTTGTTGGTTCCGCTGGCCGGGCCGGTGATGTTGCTTGTAGTGGTTCGGGAGAGGTACAAAAATAATTAGCTCGGGGACTTTACTTTTCCGGAAGGTCGGTACTATACTTCTCCCGTAGTCAACCAAAACACAGAAATGGAGAAACGATATGAAACCTCCTGCCTGCCCCGATTGCGGGGCCCGGATGACCGGCACCAATAGCCTTCGTTGTCCCGATTGCCGGAAGAAGAAAGAGGTGGAGCGGTTCCGCTCCCTCCCGGAAGAGGAGCACGAAGGTGTCGTGTATTCCGAAGCCCTTGACCGTTTTTACGCCACCCCGGATGCCGCTGCTGACGACCTTCTCTCCTTTGAAGAGTTGGCCGACCTCCGGCTGTTAGTGTGTCGCCCGGAATACGTTACCCGCCTGGACGTGGGCGACTTCTGGGAACACGAGGAGAGCCCGCCAGGAGAGCTTCAGAAGGCAATAGACGATTTCAACGAAGCGGTGAAGGATATCGTTGCCGGGTACTCCCCGCAGGATGTCCGGCTGGCGGTTCCCGCGAAGATAGCCGACCGACTCCGGGCGGGACAGAGGAAGTATTGAACTGAGATTTGTCTACGGTCGCACCCTCCCCAGAATAGACGGCTTCGGAGGGGTTACTGACCCGGATTTGTTGAAGGAGGCCCGAATGTTAAAGAATGACCTGTTGGTAGCGTTTGTTGCTATTGAAGACTTCCACACAGACGTGACGGCAATCCTTCGTTCGTGTAAGACCGTAAAACAGCTGGAGGGGGTTCTGCCGGAAGCTGCGGCCCTACTCCCGAAGCCCGTCAAAAACGTAACGGAACTGGCCCCCGTAGAGCTGCGGAAGGCGGTTCAGGATAGACTGAAATCCGGGATTCCCCCGAAGGAGAGAGTGTGATGAGTAACAAAAAAGAATTGATCTGGGTTGATGAGGGGGTGGCGAAAAAGTATGCGGCCGCCCTGGACGATGAGGCAAAAAGGAGTATTGTGCTGGAGGTTATCGCCCAGCAACGAAAGGACTTCACCGAAGAGCTGAGACAGCTGGATGACGATGTACTCCAATTCCGGGCGATCTGTCTGACGCACCGGGCGGCCTTGTCGGGAGTCTATGCGGAACAATCGGCCCTCGTGGATAAGTTGTGGGGGGAGATGTCGGCCCCTGTCGCCAGTATAGCGGAAAGCGCCAAAAAGTTGGCGGGAACGCTGAACCCGATCCGGGACGAGATTGCCTTTCTCCGGAAGGAGGTTGCCCTATTGAATCGTGACCTGGATTCTTTGTCGGTGCGCGATCTGAGCGGGGTGATCGACCTTGCTGAGAGGGTTTCCCGGTTGACCCCAGCTACCCGTGAGTTGTTACAGCTCATGGCCAAGAAAAAAGAGGGAGAGCCGTCATGATTGATCAAGAAACGCTGGACGCGATCGCCGAAGCCGTTAAGTCAAAACGATTCTACCGGAGGCCGGGCCCAAACGGGGTCGGTGGTTGGGTTACTATAGGGATGGACACCAACCGGGAGCGGGTAGCGATTACCCGCCCGGAAGTTGACGATGAGGTGGTGTACTGGATTGGGATTCAGGAGTGGAAAACTCTCCGGCCGGGAGAAACCCCGGAGACGATAACCCAGTGGGCCGTGGACACCTTCGGCAACCCGCCCCCGATAGCGGTGGCGACCCGGATGAACTGCGAAGTGGCGGAACTCCTTGTGGGCCTGGCCAACCTCTCCCCGGAAGAGGTTGCCGAGGGAAGCCCCCGAGTCACGGCCCTTCAGCAGGAGTGCGCAGACGTGTACATAATGCTGGCCCAGATAGCGGAAACACTCCAGATAGAGCTTCAGGCGGTCGTTGACTACAAGATGGGGGTGAACCGCCGCCGGAACTGGGCCCGGACGGACACCGGGAGGTTCCAGCATGTTTGAGGTAAAGATCGGGGGGATAACCTACCGGGTGACCCAGAAGGCCATGGTGGTGCCGGAAAGCCGGGTTATCGGCCACATACTTTACCAGGAGCGCCGCATTGAGTTGCAGGATACCTCCCCGGACGTGTTCCTGATTACGCTTCTTCACGAGATTCTCCACGGGATCGTCTTTGGGTATGCCGTCCGGGAGCTGAGGGATGAGAACGGGAACCACCTGGAAGACCCGATCAACCAGCTGGCTGCCGGGCTGGCGGAAGCCCTCGGGGGGTTGATAAAAATCCCCCGGGAGGAAATTCAGCACGAAGACCCGCAGGTGGCCCTGGAGTGTTTTTGTTGCGGCAAACTAACCCGAGGCCGCCAATGGGCCAACCTTCCGGCCGGGAAGGGGGTTTGTTGTTCCTGTTCCGAAGAGCGGGGTTGGTTGGATGAGGTGGTCGGGTATCGGGGGATTCACCGGGAATGAACCTGCTGATTGATCACCGTATCTGCGGAATCCCGTGCCTGATCCGGGTCACCGACTACTCCCCGGCCGACCCGGGGTGCCGCAACTACGACTACCTGTGCGAGCCCTCCCCCGCTGAGGTGGAATATGACATCCTTGACCGCCGGGGGCGGGAAGCCCCCTGGCTGGCCCGCAAGCTGAAAGACGATAGCCTTGACCAAGAGATTATCGACATCATTGAGAACAACCAACCGCGCCGCAGGCGCAGGAGAATGCTGTGAAAAAATACCTCACCCTTGCCCTTCCGGACGGTTCCGTGTACGGGCTCCCCGTTTCCGTAGTGGCCGAAAACCGGGCGGCCTTTTATGCGGGCCCGAAGTTTAACGGGGACATGGCCCGATCCCTGGCGGAAGATACCCTGCCCTTGTTTGAGGCCGACCCTTATTGTGCGAAGTCTTGGGCGCGGGAAAACATGGACTTTGACGAAGTAGCCCCCCACCTGGTTTGTATCCGGGAGCGGGCCCCGTCCGATCTTCGGACAGCCTGGGGCACTATACCGGCCCTCGGGGCTTCGGACAACGGGCCGCCCGACCTTCCGCCCCCCGACCCGGCCGCCACTTCGCTAGACCAATTCTGCGGGAGGAGCGAAGAGGTATTGGTCAGGCTACGAAACGGCAGCGGGATTCTCCGGGGCCGCTACTTCCACAAGAGCGGGGAGTGGCGATGTGACCACCTCTACGGGATCGTTGAGGTGGCCGAATGGTGGCCCTTACCGAAGAAGGGGACGGGAACCCGAGTACCGGAGGTATCGACATGAGCGTACAGCTGCGACTGAGCCGGGAGGGGATTGAGGTGCTTGTACGCTCTTCCGCCCGCCCGGGCCTGAAGACAACGACCATTGTACCCTGGAACACCGGGGGGATGAACCTGGCCCAAGCTGTAGGGGCCGCCGCCGGAGCCGGAGCGGAACACCTCTGCGAACTGTACGGGGATCGCCTTGACCCGGAGACCCTCTCTGTGTCGGCAATCCGGGCCTTCCGCCATGAGCTGGAAAACATGGAACGCCAAAACCATAAAGTGCCCGGGCTCCTTGTCCGGGTTCGCGGCCGGGCCCGGTCTCGGGAAGACCGCCGGAAGCTGCTGAGGCTGGAGGCTACTGTGAAGGCTGGAGGAAAACTACTGACCGGGGAAGTCGCCTGGCTGGAGGGGTTGTGTACCTAGTGCTGACGGAAGAAGAGGCCCGGAGCTTCCGCATACCGCGCCTTTGTGTGCGGCCGGTGAGGAAGCGCCAACGCTACCCTTCCCTGGGAGAGTTGGTGTGGATACGGGAGCCCTGGCGGGTCGCCCAATTTGACTTTGGAACCGGCCTTGTCCGGATTGAGTACCGGGCCCGACCCCTACGGCTGGAAGCGGGCCGCCCGCTGGGCAATAAAAGTTTCGGGGTATGGGCTGAAAATACTTTACTTTTCGGGGGAGCTGGTACTATACTTTCCCGGAGATCACAGAAATGGAGATAACCCATGACCCGCATAACTGACGACCAAGCCCGCCTTGACCTCCTGCCCCGCCTCTTCGGCCCGGACTTCCTCCGGGTAGAAACCGCGATCTACGACCGGGCCCAGTGCAGGAGATTCATATGGGAGCGGAAGCTGAACGCATGACATATAACCCTGGCAGCATGGGCTTGTCCCATGCCTGCGGTTGTTATGCACCCAAAAGATTAACTTGAGAGGTAAACAAAAATGGAATACATGGAAATCAGAATGCAAGACAGGATAGAAGGTTCTAATAAAGAATATGAACACTACTTGGAGCTGCAAGATGCGGTTAAAGAATTGCTGACGCATAGAGAAGGTAGGTTGCCAACTCGCGGGTGGCTTCGAGACAATAACAAGAGCCGTGCTGCATTAGGAAAACTGGCAGAACTTGTGGGCGATAACACATAACCCTGCGCTAACCGGCTTGTCCGGTTGAAGCGGTTGTTATGTTCGATTGGTTAATCGAGGTTGATTGTGAAAAGAGAAGAATGGATAGAAAAAGCTATAGAGCAGTATGTGTTGCATGGCGTTAGCAATGAAAAAGCAAGGCTTTGGGCGGAGTCTATTTTAAATAATATGCCAGAGGCACAAAATGACTGCCCATATTTAACGGCAGAGAAAGACTACAGAACATAACCCTGGCAGCATGGGCTTGTCCAATGCCTGCGGTTGTTAAACGAGCGGTAATTAAACTAGGAGATGAAAATGACATTTGAAGAAAGATGCAGAATTTGTGAGCAATGTATGCCTGAATCAGATTTTAAAAAGATGATGGTAAGTTTGCATAATGAAATGTTGGAAGCAATTAATAGTCTAAGTTTTGACGATGCTTTGAAGCTGGCGAAAGGTTGCACAGATTACGGCGGCGGCTATCGTGATGAGAGTTATGAAATTTATCAGCACGGCATAGGCACTGTGATAAATGTACTCAATGCAGCAAAACAAAAAGGCATATCAGATATGCAGTTGAAAGTTTTGCACCATATCGGCAGTAAAGCATAGTCACATAACCCGGAGCTGAGGGGCGAGAGATGAGCGAAGCGAAGAACAAGTCCAGTGGCGCAGCCACGGCCTCTAGCGAGTTGTTATGCGTTGACTGTCTTGAAGATTGCAGTAAAAAACCAAGATATGTTAAAAAAGGTACTGCGTTTTGCATGGATTGTGTCAGGGCGCACGGATGCAGCAGTACAATGATTTTAACGGCGTTTGGGTATAGGTATGTTGACGCATAACCCTGGCAGCATGGGCTTGTCCCATGACTGCGGTTGTTAAACGAGCGGTAATTAAACTTGGAGATGAAAATGACAGACTTAGTAAAAATGGTAAAAGAGAAAATGGGCTATGTTACAGCGCATAATAGCTGTAAAAACTGCAAACATTTTTCAGAGGATATGACCACTGATAATTTCGGCATCGGCGACACATGCAAAAGAAACCCAGATATTATTTTCAGAACGAATACTAGTGCGTGGTGCAATGGGTGGAGCGCGAAGTAGTTCGTTTAACCCCTTGCTTTGCGGTGACGAGCCGCAGGCGAGGAATCCAGCCCAAAGGGCGAGCAACAGCATGTTGTTATAGTGACAGTATGAGCACAAAAGTATTTTTTATATCAGATTTGCATTTAGGTCATAAGAAAATCATTGAATTTTCAGCATTGCTGCGTGAGTGTAAATCAGTTGAAAGTCATGACGAATGGATAATAAAGCAGTGGAACTCAGTTGTTACTGAGCGTGATGTTGTTTATGTGCTCGGTGATATTGCTTTCAGCAAAGACGGACTTGCAAAAGCCGAGCGCCTGACTGGCATCAAAAAGATGGTTTTTGGAAATCATGATAGGTTTAAGATTGCTGAGTATGAAGCTGTAGGGTTTTCTGTCATTGGTGGCATCGTTAAATATAAAGAATTCTGGCTAACACATGCCCCGATTCATCCAGATGAGTTGCGCGGAAAGCGAAACATCCATGGGCACGTGCATCATCGGAGTATTGATGATGATAGATATATAAACGTATGCGTCGAAAATGTTGGTGGAGTTCCAATTTTCTTGGACGATGTACGAAAGAAGTTCCTATAACGACTGAATTCACCGGAGGACCAAAGCTGCGCTTTGGGCCGTCCGGTGGAATGACGGGTTAGCCGTGCACCCGATGAATGCGCGGCAGTAACAGGAGAAAAGAACATGAAGCACGAAGAAATCAAAGTGGAAAATCAGGATAACTTGAATGGTGTGTATTGCCCACTACCGCTGTCGGTGATCCCCAACCACATGGGTATCAACCTGTGCAGCGTCGAAAGAGTGGCATGGACGAAGCAGGATGACGGACAACTTGTCAGCTTGACCATCAATTTCAACCCGGAGCCGAAAGAGTGACCCGGAGCCGAAAGAGTGACCCGGAAAATCGCGCCCTCTTCCGGGAAAGGGCCAGCTGGGGGAGCCCGGAACTTCGGAAACAAAAACAGGCCTTTCTTCACCGGCCGGAGGAGGGGCAATATGGTGACTGCCACCGAACTGCGATTGCCTGCGTGCTGGGAGTAGCCCGGGACTCGATCCCGAACTGGGGAGTGTACGCGGAAACCCCCGACCTATTCGAGCAGGAAGCCCAAAAATACTTGGCCACGCAGGGGCTTCGTTCGGTCTCCTTCCCTATGTGGGCCGGGGAAGAAAAAGGGCCGGAGGATGTCCTCAACTGGTTCGGAACCCGCAACCCGGGAGTGACCTACCTCCTCACCGGAAAGAGCCGGAACGGAACTAACCACGTTGTTGTCTGTAAAGACAAGGAAATCATCTGGGACACTGCGATAGATGACAGCGGAATCGTTGCCCCGATAGAGAATGGTTGGTATGAAATAGAACTATTGGTGACCGTATGACCCAATACTACCTACTGACGAAAGGAGACCAGGTTGTTGGGCGATTCGATTCCCGCCGGGACGTGTTTTTCAACTTCTTCCCGACCCTAACCGACCAACGAAAAATCCGAATGCCGAAGCTGGGAGAATCGGCTATGGGCTACGGCCCGGAGTGGACGTGGGATGAAATCACAGCAGACTTCCCCCGAACACAGAGCTTTCGTGGACTGCTGAGCGCGGGGGGCTACGCCCTACACCGCTGTGAGGACAACTGATGAGAACCCCGCTTTTGTACTGTCTGTGGGCCCACTCCACCATTTGGGCGAGCGAGAACCTACCCTATGAGAAACCCCGCCGCTACCGCTCCCGAGTCGGGGCAACCCGCAAAGCTCGGGGAGAAAGGCTGCGGGCGAAAAAGAAGAGAAAAGCCGCCCGAAGGGCCCGGAGGCGAACACGAGCCAGCTAAGGGAACGATACCCGGAGGCTCGGGCCCAGGAAGACCTCCTGAACGGGAGCCCGACCTATAGCGTGTGGACGGCCCCGCCCGCCGGTTCCTGATCGGACAAGGGGTCACCGAAGAGGATGCTTGGGCGGATGCCGAGCGGGGCGGGTGGCTCTGATTTTTACGGGCAGTGAGTTTACTTTTCCTGTTTTTTGGGCCCGGGGCGTGCGCTTACCTTACTTGGATTTTGGGGAAAAGTGTGTCCCGAAAAGTATCGAGACAAGAGAGGTGTATGTCCTTGAAGGGCCTAAGAAAAAGCCGGAATTATTTTTGAATTACTTAATATATTAACTTACTTACCTTGTTTTTATTCTCCCGTGGTTTTGTGAGGAAGGGGGGAGGGATCGCAGCCCAGGAAAAAAAGGTAAGTAAGTTAATATATTATTCTTTTTAATAATAATAATAATAATAATATAATAATAAAAAGAGCTTACCCCTCTCTTGT